TAGCAACAATCGACATAGTTCAAGATCCGTCTGCTCCAGAAGCTTTTGTTAATGGGATAATGGAAGGAGTTGAATGGGTTTGGGATAATGGTATTTTGAAGGCTCAACAAATTGAAAAATATGAGACTGAAATAAAACAGGCAAGAACTGCACAACTAAAAGAAAAGCAGTCAGAGTTGTTTGCCGATTTCCTCTCGAAACTTTAACAAGAGGTAATATAAAAATGTCTGAAAAAATGCAAGAAGATAGCATCACTGACATCAATGAAGAACAACTTGAAGATATGGTTGAGGACGTTGAAGTTGCTGAAGAGGAAACTGAAACTGAAACTGAAGTAGTAGCAGAAGAAGAAGCAACTACTGAAGATCATGATGAAGATGATGAAGATGATGATGATGATGACGAAGACGAAGTAGAAGAAGAAGCAGAAGTTGCAGAAGAAGAAGTCAAGGTTGATTTTTCTGATGACTTGAATGCACTGGTTGAAGGCGAAGAGTCTTTGGCAGATGGTTTCAAAGAAAAGGCAGCTATTATTTTCGAAGCAGCGATTTCTTCTAAACTTAAAGTCGAAGTAGCAAGACTAGAAGAGTCTTATGCGTCTAAGTTGGATGAGTCAACTGAATCCGCACAGGACGCACTGGTTGAAAAAGTAGATTCGTATCTGAACTATGTTGTGGAATCTTGGATGAAAGAACATAAGTTAGAAGTCGAAGCTGGTTTGCGTACTGAGATTGCAGAGTCTTTTATGTCATCGTTATACGATGTCTTCGTGGAACATCATGTCGAAGTTCCTGAATCTAAAGTTGATTTAGTTGATGAACTGGCAGAACAGGTTGAAAAACTTACTGCACAGCTCTCTGAATCTGTTGACCGTGGTATTGAACTTTCTAAATCGATACATGCACATGAACGTGCAGATTTAATCGCAGAAGCGACAGTCGGAATGACTGAAATCGATGCAGAAAAATTCAGGGGTCTTTTAGAGGAAGTTGATTTTACTGATGCTGAAACTTTCACATCCAAGATTGATACAATCAAGGAATCTTACTTTAAAGTGAAGACTGTTAAGCCAGAAGAAGAACTTCTGACGGCCGAAACTCCAGTTGACACAAAACTTACTCCGAGCATGTCGGCATATGTCACTGCTCTGAAAAATCAAGAAAACTTTTAAGAGGAAATAAATATGTTTGGTTCAAAACATTTAATGGAAAAATGGGGTCCTGTGCTTGATGCAGAAGGAACTCCTGAAATCAAGGATGCTCATAAAAAAGCAATTACGGCAGTAGTCCTTGAAAACACAGAAAAGGCTCTGGCAGAAGAACGTCAGCAGTCTGGTTTCATGTCAGAAGCAATTGCTAATAACAATACTGGCAATGTTGCTAATTGGGACCCGATTCTGATTTCGTTGGTTCGTCGTGCTATGCCGAATATCATTGCATATGATATCGCTGGTGTTCAGCCGATGACTGGTCCTACTGGTCTTATCTTTGCTATGAAGAGCAAGTATAAAAATGCTGCTGTTGGAGCTAGCACTAGAGTCCCGACACATGCGGATCTGGCAGCTGGTCTTGTTACACAGGCACAGTTTGATGCTAAAGCATCAATTGCAGTTGGTGCACTAACAGCAGATCAGGAAGCATTGCATAACAGACCTGATACGTCTTTTTCTGGCACAGATCATGGTCTTGATCATACTCATGGTATTGCAACAGCAACAGCAGAAACTTTGGGTCAGTCTGGTAATCTCTTTGGTGAAATGGCATTCAGTATTGAAAAGACTTCTGTAGAAGCGAAATCTCGTGCTCTGAAAGCAGAATACACGATGGAACTGGCACAGGATCTTAAAGCAATCCATGGTCTGGATGCTGAATCTGAATTGGCTAATATTCTTAGCACAGAGATCTTGAATGAAATCAATCGTGAAATCATTGAAAAGGTCAATATGGATGCTAAACGGGGTATATCTACCACAGTAGCTGATAACGTTTTTGACCTTCGAGTCGCAGCGGCAGCAGGTAATGATGGTCGTTGGGCAGTTGAACGGTATAAGAACATGTTGGTATTTCTTGACTTCCAGTGCAATACGATTGCTAAGACCACTCGTCGTGGTCGTGGTAACTTCATGATTTGCTCTAGCAATGTTGCTAGTGCATTAAGCATGACTGGCGCATTGGAATATGCACCAGCATTGACTACTGGTTTGACAGTTGATGATACTGGCAGTTTGTTTGCTGGTGTTATTAATGGTCGTGTCAAGGTATTCATTGACCCGTATGCAGATACGGATTATATTACAGTTGGGTATAAGGGAACCAATCCGTATGATGCTGGTTTCTTCTATTGCCCATACGTTCCGTTGCAGATGATGAGGACTATTGGTCAGGACGACTTCCAGCCCAGAATTGGTTTCAAAACCCGTTATGGTATGGTTAGTAATCCTTTCGTTGCTGTTGCCAGTAACGTAGACACGAATTGGAGTAATGATTACTTCAGACATTTTGGTGTAAAAAATCTGTAGTAGTTAGTATCTCTGAAATAAAGGAGGGATGCTTCGGCATCCCTTTTTTTTGTCTTATAAATAGTGGTATAGGAGGAATCGTACAATGGCAGATAAAGCAACAGATAATGTAAATTTTCTTTCACCACTTAACTTCAAGGTCGTGGTAGGAAGAATTCCGAATGTAGAATATTTCTGCATAGGGGTAACAGTTCCTGCCATGCAACTTACGCCTGCTGAGTATGCTACTCCTGGTAGAACTCTACATATGTATTCGGATAAACTTAATTTCACTGAACTAATTGTTCAAGTAGTAATTGACGAAGATTTAGAAAATTATAAAGAAATGCTTGACTGGACCAAAGAAATAGTGTATAATAGTGATAAAGAACCATTAAAAAAATCTAGTGATATAACTGTTATGATATTAAGTTCACATAATAATACAGTGCGTAAAATAAGATTTACTGATGCATGGCCCACCAGTATAGGTGATCTAACATTTTCCTCTACGACACCAGATGTGGAGTATGTTATCGCAACAATGACCTTCGCTTTTACTGATATGGTCCTGGAGTAGTATGCAAAATATTGAAGATGTACTTAAAGAATGGAAAATTGACTCAGTAATAAACACAATGGCATTGGACGATGAGTCCATAAAGACAGCATCCCTTCATGCCAAGTATCTTGAAATGCTTGTTACTGCTAAACTGGAACTCAAATATTTTGAGGCACAGTTAGAAATAAAATTCAAGAACAAGTGGCTTTATTATTCTGGAAAGATGGATAAAGGCACCGTAGAAAAAATGGGATGGGACCCTGACCCCTTTGATGGTCTAAAGATAATGAAGTCTGATCTGGATTATTATTATAAATCCGATCCAGACTTACAGGCATTGAACTCGAAGATTGATTTGGCAAAGACAATCGTTGACACTCTTGACGAGATAATCAATACTATTCGTTGGCGGCATTCTACAATAAAGAACATTATAGATTGGCGGAGATTTACATCTGGTGGATAAAATTGTTGTTCATCGAAAAAATCATGCCTACCTTTCCATCGAAACCACTGTTTCGGTAGAGGCAGAGTTACAGGAACATTTCTGTTTCTTTGTTCCTGGATATAAATTCACTCCTGCCTATAAAAAGAAATATTGGGATGGCAAGTATAGAATATATAACTTCCAGAAAAAGGAATTGCCTATTGGTCTATTTCCATATCTCGTAAAGTTTTCCAAGGAAAGGGACTACGAGTTAATGGAGGAGGACTCCGATTACGGTCCTGTCGATACTAAAAATAATTTAGACCTAGATTCTCTGGTTTCATTTGTAAAATATTTAAACATTACATCCAAGGGTCGTGAGATTACTGCCCGTGAATACCAGATCCGTGGCATCCTTCATGCCATAAACAATAAGAATACCTTGCTAATGTCTCCTACGGCATCAGGGAAATCATTGATAATCTATATCATCTTGAGATGGTATTTCCAGACACACAATGCATGGAAGAAAATATTGATAGTGGTTCCTACCACTTCCCTAGTAGAACAAATGTATTCCGACTTTGCTGATTATTCTGCCAAGGATGACACATGGGACATAGAAGATAATGTTCACAGGATTTATCAGGGGCACCAAAAGAATACCTCCAAGGGCATAGTGATTACGACATGGCAATCTATCTTTAAGATCCCTAGTAAATGGTTCGAGGACTATGGAATGATTGTAGGTGATGAGGCACACACCTTCAAGGCAAAATCATTGATATCTATTATGTCTAAACTCCGTGATGCTGATATGAGGATTGGCACCACAGGAACCGTGCCAGATGCATCAAGTGAATGCCACAGACTGATTTTAGAGGGGCATTTTGGTCCTATATATAAAGTAGTAACAACAAAACAATTAATGGATGCAGGGACCCTTGCTGCACTGGAGATAAATGTTCTGTTACTGGAATATCCAGAAGAAATCCGACATGCCCTGAAAAAGGCAACTTATCATGAAGAGATTGAGTTCCTTGTATCGAACACCAAGAGAAATAATTTTATAAAGAATTTGGCCTTGGATCAGGATGGCAATACACTTGTATTATTCAATCTAGTGCAGAAGCACGGGATACCTCTATACAATCTGATAAATGACTCTGTGAAGACAGAAAGAAAAGTATTCTTTGTCTCTGGTGAAACCCCAACAGATGATAGAGAGAGAATACGATTACTAACAGAACAAGAAAAGAACGCTATAATCGTTGCGAGTCTAGGAACATTTAGCACAGGTGTGAATATCAAAAATTTACATAATATCATATTTGCAAGTCC